TCTTTTCAATCAAATGAAAAAATGGAATTCATAAAAAGAGATATAGAGAATGGATTAAAGACTCAAGAAGATCTTGAGGCAGCAAAGGTAGATATATGGAAAGATATGACTTTAACCCTTGATGCAAAAGAAAAGGCCAGGGCTAATTATCCACACCTACCGTTTAGGCTATTAGAAAAAATTGCATTAAGAATGCAAAAGGTTACACAAGAAAAGTTTAATGAGCCTTTGATTGTTCAGCTAAATGGATTGCATCGTTGGAGGGTTGGAAGAGAACAGCAACCACATATAGACTACTATCTAGAAGAAGAAGAGCATGATTTTGAAATGCTGGAAAGATATAATCTTCCAAAAGAAAAACTAGAGTCATTTGCAAAAGATTTTTTTGATAAACATTATTCTACTTTGTTGTATTTTAATGCTGACTACGTAGGTGGAGAGCTATACATGCCTCAACACGATTTTGAGATCAAGCCAGAGCCTGGCATGCTAATAGCGTTTAAAGGGGACCAAGATCACCTCCATGGAGTTAAAGTAATAGAAGAAGGTATAAGGTACACATGGTCGATATTCTGGACAAGTACAGCTTGGGCCATAAAAAATCCAGATAGATTCAGAAAGCCAGGGTTTAACTAATGTTTGAATATTATGTAAAGAAGGTAAGTAAGGTTGTTGATGGGGATACCATTGATGTAGATATTGATTTAGGATTCGATATATCATTTAGCTCACGAGTAAGATTGGCTGGAATTGATACCCCAGAAAGCCGTACATCTGATAAAATGGAAAAAACATTAGGTCTTGAGTCTAAAGAATATTTAAAGAAAGCCATTGATGCTTCTAAGGTTGTTGTAATTAAAACAGAAAAGATGGACTCTTCAGAAAAATATGGACGTATTTTAGGGTGGGTATTTTTAGACGGATCAGAAGTATCAATAAATCAAAAAATGATTGATGACGGCTATGCTTGGGGATACATGGGAGAAACTAAAGTAAAAGACTTTGTTGCCCTTGCAGAGAAGAGAAAAAGTAAAAACAAGTAATGCCTGTATACGAATACAAGTGCTCTTATGATGATGCACATCCAACAATGTCAGTACATAGATCTATTAATGATAATGATCCAGGATACACATGCGTAGAGTGTGAAGCAAATATGACAAGACACTTTACACCGTTCGGCATACAGTTTAAAGGTAACGGGTTTTATAAAACAGATAACCCTAAGTAGTTCAATGATATAATTAACTAAGCAGACAAATTGTTTGTTTAGGAGTTATAGTTGACTAGGACTAAACTATGGAGATTATCATTAGCAGCCATTTTAGGGTTTGGTTGGCTATTTCTTACACCTGCTTATAGTGATGATCCATTAAGCTTAGCCGCTCAAGAAATACAAGAATTAAACGAAAAGGTTGGCAATCTAACAGAAGAGGCTGAAACTCAAGCCCTTATAGATATAGCAGAAGATAAATACGATGATGCAGTCGCCGCAAAAGAGGCTAGAGATGAAGCGAATGGCTGGTATAACACAGCATTAGAGGTAGAAGCAACAGCATTATTAGAAAAGAATGCAGCCCAATCAGCAGTAGATGGGCAAACAGTAACAGTTGCTACGGCTTTAGAAGATAAAAATAATGCTCAAGATGTATTAGATATAGCAAATATAAATCTACAAACAACACAATCTACTGTTCAATCTGCTGGCAATCAAGGACTACAGTACACCGTCTACCATTTGACTAGAGTTTGGCCAGGCGTTGCTGTACCAGATGCAGTAATATGCACAGGTGTACTGAATTCAAATGTGATGCAGCCACCAGTATGTGGTTATTATGAAAATTTTATAGTAAAGCTTACTGGAACAATTACTGTCCCATCTCATTGGACCTCAACGTATTTTGCAGGCTATACTGATGATGGATTTAAGATGTATGTAGACGGACAACTTGCAATTAGTAATTGGAAAGAACAAGGCACAACATGGAGTCCATATTCTCCAGTCTATGATGTTAGCGAAGATAAAACTTTAAGCGTAGAAATTTGGTGGTATAACGGTGGAGGCCCAGGATATTATCATCTTGGGTGGGCAATTCCTGGAGGATGGACAGGAGCAGGGTGCGATTATACAAATGGCTGGGGACAAGGTTTTAGTTGTAATCTAAACACATTTTCTTATGGCGTAGGTGCAACACAGTCACAGATTGATGCATATAATGCAGCAGTAACAGCGCAGGCGGCGGCACAGACAGATTATAATAATAAGCTTACCACATACAATACAGCAAATTATACACTAACTACATACAATCAAACACTAACAAATAAAATTACTGCATATGATAATGCTGTAATAAATACAGCAAATAACTTAACTGCTAAAAATAATACTGAAATTGGTTACAATAATCAGATTAATGCATTAAATAATGCAATCAGTGCTGCATGGGATTCATATAATAAAACTTGGCAATTTGAAGAAAAGCAAAGAGTTGCTGCAGCAATTGCTGCAGCTATGGCCAATCAGCCTCAACCAACACCAGATGCAACAATTGATCCTACGCCTGATCCTTCTCCTGAGCCATCGCCTGAACAAACTGAACCAGACGATCCCAGCCCAACTCCAGATTCTGAAACCACAGATGAACCGACACCAGATCCAGACCCTGAGACAGAGCCCACTGATGAGCCTTCACCAGAGCCTTCACCTCAGCCATCGGATATAGATCAAGAGCCAACTCCTGAACCAGAGCCAACTCCTGCTGAACCTTCTGAAAAACCATCTACTAATACTATCACAGAAGAGACGGCAAACCTAATTGCAGATTTAACAAGTAAAGATACATTAACTAAATTAACTCCAGAGCAAAAAGCGGCGGTCGCAGAAGGTCTTGGAATTAGAGCATCAGAAATAGCAAAGGTAGCAGCCTTAGCCGCTACTGATAAAAATTTAGCAACAGCCTTACAAGAGTTTGGTGATAGAATTAAAGAAAATGCTGATGCCCCAATGCCATACACATTAGCAGATGCAACAACAGAGGTTGCCACAGAAGCATTTCTATCAGATCCAATTGGAGCCATTGCTAATATTGATTTTGAAAAACTGCTTAGCCCTTCAGAATGGGGTAAGGATATGACAGATGATCAAAGAGAAAAGGCACAAGAGGTCGTAGTACCTGTAATTATTGCAGGAAATATTGTGGCAGCAGCCATGACAAGGAGGATATAATGAAAATAATTAAAGGATTCTTTAATTGGATATGGGAAGCAGTAAAGGAAAGCATAGCCCAGCTATGGACCCTCCTGGGATTCTTCATTGCCTGGCTAACCCTTACAGGGACGGCACAGGACGTAGTAGGCCTAGCAACAGTAATAGTAACTGTAATTTGGCTAATTACCATACCCCTCAGAAAAGACGAAGAATAAGGTATAATAGAGGTATGAAAAGAATAACTGCTATTGCTTTATCAGGGCTATTAATGCTATCATTAACTAGTTGTGGGTATCAGGGTTTTTATAGATACCCATGCCAAGACCCAGCTAATTGGGAAAAAGCAGAATGCAATCCACCGATTTGTGAAGCAACAGGCACATGCACCAAAGATGTAATTGGTAAAGAGCCAACTACAACAACTGAAACAGGTACTTCAAATGGCTAAAGAAAGACTAAGTCCACAAGATCTGGACGCTAGATTAAAATTTATTTTAGGAATAACTCTGGGCACAATTCTATTGTGCACATCATTGGGTATTCTATACGCACTTATATTTGTAACACAGCCAATCGGCGGACAGTCAGAGAATGATAAAATGTTCTTCAATGTTCTTGGCAGCGTTGCAACATTTATTACAGGAACGCTTGCAGGCCTATTGATTGGTAATTCTGGCGCTAAAGATATTATGGCTGCTCAGATACAAAATAAAGAAGTAGATGCAAAAAATACACAGGCTGATAAGAAACTTGAAGCAGAGATCGATGCTACAGCAGCACGTCTTGCAGCAAAGCCAGATGGAGCAATGCCAGAAGCACAGCCAGTAGATACTGACTGGGATAAAGAATAGTCATGGCTGATTCAACTAAAAGAACACTTATTAAAACATTAAGCTGGGAAACATTTCACTTAATTGGTGTTGCTGGAGTAATTTATTTATTTACTGGCGAATGGGAATATGCAAGTCTTGGAGCCCTGATCTATATTGGTTGGGAAGCACTAGGCTACTTTCTTCATGAAAGAGTCTGGGTAAAATTTGGAAATAAGGTGAAATAATGGCAGAACAAGGAACAGCAGCACGACTTATTGAGGTTGCAACAGCAGAAGTAGGAACTATTGAAGGTCCTAAAGATAATGAAACTAAGTACGGAGCTTATACTAAAGCAAACTTTCAGCCATGGTGCGGATCTTTTGTAAATTGGTGTGCTAATGAAGCTGGAGTTAAGGTTCCAAATACAGTTTATACACCAGGTGGCGCTCAAGCATTTAAGAAAGCTGGCGCATGGATTGATGGAGATTTAGCAGATCCAGAACCAGGTGATATTGCTTATTTTGATTTTCCATCAGATGGCGTTGATAGAATTTCTCACGTTGGAATTGTTATTAAAGATAACGAAGATGGAACTGTTTGGTGTATCGAAGGAAATACTAGCCCAGATAAAAAGGGAAGCCAACGAAATGGCGGACAGGTTTCAAAGAAGCTTCGTGCATTTAAAAAAAATAAGCAAGGCGAAATGATTTCAATTGTTGGATTTGGTAGACCTAAATTTAAGGGAGAGGGAGCAGGCACATCTCCTTCTACGGATCAAAAAATTGCTAAGTCTAAGCCAAAAGTTTGTCCTACTTGCGGTAAGTAATGAACACTTATAAGGTTAAGTTAGAAGTAGAAGCTGAAGTAGAAGCTTTTGATGAAACAGATGCCTTGGATTATGCAAGCGATATATTTGGAATTGATGACGAAATTAAAAATGTTAAAGTAATTAGTGTGAAGGAGAAATAATGGCTAAAGAGGGATATAAACCAACTTCGGGCATGCAGTCAGCAGCACGACGTGCTATTAAATTAAAAGAACAAGGTAAGGCAAAAGGTGCAGGAACTGCCGTTGGTTGGACAAGAGCTGGTCAGTTAGCACGAGGAGAAACGCTAAGCTTGTCTACAGTTAAAAGAATGT